GTTGCCGTAATTACCGGCTAGGGCGTAGTGCTACAGGCGCCACGCAGGCCGAGCAGGCGCGGCGCCTGGCGCGTGAGGTGCGGGCCGAGCGCATGGCCGAGGGCGCACGCAAGGCGGCCGCCACCCGCGCCGTACGCAAGGCGCAGCGGGAGCAGGAGCAGGCGGCGGCTGCGCTCCTGGCACCCCCCGCTCCCGCGGCCGAGGGGGGCGCCCCGGCCGAGCAGGAGAGCGCCTAGGCGCCACGGGGAGCACGGGGGGCGCGCCAGCATGGGCGCCCCCCAGCCCCAGCCCTGGCAGCCCCGGCTCATTCTGGGGCTCCCATTTTCTTTTTTTTCCAGGGCTGCGTGACAGCTGTCACCCCGCCCCGAAATTTTTCGAGAAGGCCCGCCACTGATATAGCTCGGCCGCCCGATTCTTTTTCGAGATGTGCCGCCACCTCCGCGGGCCTCCCCCCACACCCCCCTCTCTGCGACTCTCAGGAGAGCTGGGGGGCTGAGGCTCTGTGACAAGTGGGTGAGAGACTGCGGCGGCCGGCGCCTCGGTGCAGCGCTACTGACTCTCCGCCGGGGTGACCGGCTCGTAGGGCGTGGCGGAGCCGGGTGCAGAGGCCGGCTCCGACACGACGGGCTGGTGTGAGGGGGAATTGACACCGGCCGCGCCTGGCCCCAGCGTAGGGTGGCGCGGTGCGCGGCAGCATGACTGTGACCACCGGTGCGGTGCTGGCTGCTGCATGACTGGGGGGCTTGGGAGACCAGGCACTGCGGGGCGCACATGGGGCGCCTGGTGGCAATTCAGGTGAGGCTCTGCGCGAGGTGCGGCAAGCTGCACACGAGGCGCAGGGAGAGGTAGGGGTGAGCGAGGGACAGCAGCAGCTCGAGGGACGGCTCGATTCGCCGCAGGGCTCGGTGGCGTGGCAGGAGGCCAACTCCGCGCTGCAAGATGAGGCGTATGAGCTGTATACCCAGGGCCTCACGGTGCGCGAGGTGGCGGATCGCCAGGGGTGCTCTGTAGAGACCGCCCATAGGCGAATTAAGTACGGCGAGCAGGCCCAGCCCCCGCAGTCTCCCGACACCCTCAAGCAGGGGCAAATTCGCTCTCTGATGCGCCAGAAGCGAATTGTGCTGGGGGTAATTGCCCACCCGGCGCACAAGGTGGACCACGGGAGGGTCGTGATGGACCCGCTCACCTCACAGCCCATGGTGGACCAGGAGATGATCCTCAAGGCCTCCGCGGAGCTGCGGAGAATTGAGGAGGCGGTGATGCGCTTGGCCGGTACGCGCGCCCCAGTCGTCCACGAGGTCCACGAGATCACCGAGGAGGCCATAGATGCCGAGTACCAGCGCCTCATCACCTCCCTCCCCCGCCTCCCCGCCCTCGCTCTCCCAAGAGGAGGTGGCGAGCCGGTGGGCGGAACTCTCCAGGGAGGAGAAGCTCGAGTACCTCCAGGCGCTCAAGCGGGCTGAGGGGGCCGAGCGCGCCCGGCGCTGGGCCACCTACGTCTCAGGGTGGTACTGCTACGAACTCACCTGTGGTGGCGAGCCGCACGAGGGCTGGCACTGGTGCGAGCACCCGCTCGATTCGCTCGATCACACCTCGGCGTGCCGCCACTGCCGCTCCGAGCAGAGGCCGCCGGAATTCGAGTGGCTGATCTGGCTCTTTCAGGCCGGGAGAGGGGCTGGCAAGACCCGCTCTTTTGCCGAGTGGATCATAGATCGCGCCCGTAAGGGCCTCGCCAAGAGAATTGCCCTGGTAGGGAGAGTCCCGAGCGATGTCCGCGACGTCATGGTGGAGGGCGAGAGCGGCATCATGGCGTGCTCCCCCCGCGATTTCATGCCGGAGTACAAGCCCTCTATACGGCGGCTGATATGGCCGAATGGGGCGGTGGCAATTACGTACTCCTCGGAGAACCCCTCTGAACTCCGGGGGCCGCAGCACGATACGGCGTGGTGCGATGAGCTGGCGGCGTGGCGCGATGCGCGCAAGGGGGACGTAATTGATACGACCTGGAACAACCTCATGCTGGGGCTACGGCTCGGGAGCGATCCCAAATGTGGTGTTTCCACCACCCCCAAGCCCGTCAAGCTCATAAAGCAGCTCGTGGAGGCACCCGGCACCGCCGTCACGGGGGCCACCACCTACGACAACGTGAAGAATCTCGCACCGCCCTTCGCCGCCCAAATTCTCAAAACGTACGAGGGCACAAGAATCGGCCGCCAAGAGGTAATGGGCGAGCTCCTCACTGATGTGGAGGGTGCGCTGGTTCATATTTCCATGATCGACGACACCAGGGCCTCCCGGCCCCCCGAGGGAGGCTTCAAGCGCGTAGCGATCGGCGTCGATCCAGCCACTACCTCCGGTGAGCAGAGCGATGAGACGGGGATCGTGGCCGTGGGGGCGGGCTATGACGAGCAGGGGTATGTGCTGGGGGACTACTCGGTGAAGGCCGGGCCCAGTGCCTGGGCCAAGCAGGTAGTGAAGGCGTACCGGCTCTATGGGGCTGATGTGGTGGTGGTGGAGGGCAACCAGGGGGGGGATGCCTGGGCGCAGATAATTCACTCCATAGACCCCGCGGTACGGGTCGTCAAGGTGACGGTCCGGCACGGCAAGCGCCTACGGGCTGAGCCCGCCGCCGCGCTCTACGAGCAGGGGAGGATGCACCACATGGGCACCTTCCCCGCCCTCGAATCTGAGTGGACCGAGTGGGTGCCTGATGCTGAGGACAGCCCGGACCGTATGGATGCACAGGTGCACGCGCTGGCCGAGCTGGGGTTGTTGCGCTTCGGCCAGGGCTACGCCTTTTCCGAGTACTGGAAGCGGGTGGGCAAGGATGCGCCGCGGCCGGTGGGGGGCGGGCCTCCTCCGCCGCTCGCCCTACCCCCCGCTGTACGCTGCGCCCCTGGTGAGTGTTTCTACGGCCCCGCGGAAATCGGCACCGGCGCCCGCCGCTGCACCCGCTGTGGGCTCCCCCCGGAGCGGGTGAGTGCCACCCAGAGCGCCTCCTAAGGGCCAGACGGCCAAGGAGCGGCGGGTAGCCGCCACCAAGGCGTCCTATGCCCGCCTGAGCGGCCCCCGCCTCGCCAGGCTGGCGGAGGATACGCCGAGCGGGGATGCCGGGGCGCTCGTGGCCGTGCTGACCAAAGCGGTAAACGGAACGGTGCCTCCGGGTGCCGGTGGGGGCTCCGCAGGCGCAATAGACGTTGCAAGCGTGGTGCGCAATGCCAGCGTGGCGATTGCCCCCAGCCTGGGGATAACTCCCGAGAACATCCGCGACGCCATGCTCGAACAGGGCATGGACTACACCGAGCCCTTCGCCCCGGGTAGGCCCCTGAACCCGTACTTCGGGTACAACCGCCCGCCGCGGGCGTGGAACTACCAGGTGGGGCGGAACATCTCGACCCGCCCGCGCCAGTACCGGGTGCCCTTTGACACCCTCACCAACCTGATCCAGAGCTATGACGTGGCCCAGGTGTGCATCCGCCACGTCATCGACGACCTGCGCTCCATGCCCCTGCTGTTCAGCGCCCAGGAGGGCGTGGACGACGACGTGACCGCCGATATCGACACCGCCCGCAAATTCTGGCGGCGCCCCGATGGCGAGCAGAGCTGGCACGAGTGGTTCGGGAGCTGGGCCCAGGACATTTTCCGCTACGACGGCGGGTGCCTCTACAAGCGGCGCGACCTCACCAACAAGGTGATCGGGCTCGACATCGTCGACACCCGCACCATCTCCCCGCTCATCGACTACATGGGGCGGCGCCCCGATCCCCCCGCCCCGGCCTTCTTGCAATTCGTCCAGGGGCTGCCCTGGGACTGGATCGAGCGCGAGGACTTTATCTACACCCGTATGAACCCGCTCCCCGAGGACGTCTACGGGCTGGCCCCCATAGAGGCGGTGCTGCTGACGGCCAACAACGACCTGCGCTACCAGTGGTACTGGCTCCAGTACTTCACCGACGGCACGGTGCCCGAGGGCTTTATGCAGGCGCCCCCCGAGGAGTCCAACCCCGACGACCTCGCCAAGTGGCAGGAGACGTGGGAGAACTTCCTCTTGGGCGACCAGGCCCAGAAGGTCAAGCTCCGCTGGGTCCCCGCCGGCTCCAAGTACGAGGCCGCCAAGTCCCCGGCCTTCGACCGCAACTTCCCGATCTGGCTCATGCGCCACACCGTGGCCGCCTTCGGGCTCACCCCCCAGGACATGGGCTGGACCGACGATGTGAACCGCTCGACGGGCGAGACGCAGATGGACGTGCAGTTCCGCATCGGGTCGATGCCCAAGACCATCGGGATCGAAGCCGTGCTCAACGCGGTGACCCAGGAGGACCTCGGGCTGCGCGTGAAGGTCAAATTCGACACCGGGCGCGAGAAGCAGGACCGGCTCGAAGAAGCCAATGCCATGCGGGTGTACATCGAGAGCGGCGTGGTGAGCCCCGACGAGGTGCGCCAGGCCGTCTTCGGCCACAAGATCGAGGCCGATTCCCCGATCCCGCGCTTCGTCATGAGCCAGCGCCTCGGCCCGATCCCGCTCTCCTACGTGCTGAGCGTGGGGGGCGAGGTGGACGACCAGACCTACGCGCCCGAGCCCGGCACCATCGTCCCCAGCCAATTCGTCCTGCCGGGCAACCAGGCGCCCGACCCCATGGCGACCGACGAGGAGCAGCGGCTCCAGGCCATAGCCCAGCACTCCGCGCAGTTCCCCTCCGAGGCCCTGGCGCTCCCGCCCGAACTGAAAACCACCACCTTCGAGCGCGAGATGGCCCAGATCACGGCCGAGGCCGGGAAGAACCCCGAGCTCGAGACCGAGATGGAAGAATCGCTCCCGGTCGGAGAGGGTGGTGGGCCGACACCGCCGCCCTCTACGGCCCCACCCGGTGCCCCGCCCAAGAAGCCCCCGCCCGCTCAGGCCGTGGGCCAGGGAGCGGCCTCGCCGGTCCGCCCGGCCGTCGCCAAGGAGGCCTACGACTTCGACGCCATAGGCAACGCGGTGCGCCAGTGGCGCCGCGCCGCGCGCGACCAGGTGCGGCGGGGGCGCAAGCCCCGGCTGTTCGTGCACGACGACATACCGGGCGAGGTGAGCGACCTCATATGGGGGCGCCTGGAGGGGGCCGTGACCAAGGACCAGGTGGATGCCGCCTTCCCAGGCCGCCCATGAGCGCCAGAACATCGCCATAGCCGCCTTCTACGCCCCCAAGATCCACCGCGCCCTGCGCCGCCTCTACTCGCGCTCGGCCTACCTGACCGACCTCATCGCGCGCCAGGAGGATGACCCCGAGGTGGCCGAGGCGCGCATGAGGGGGCTGCTGACCCCCGACCCCGCCGCGCTGGCGAAGCTCACGCTGACCTTGCAGGAGCTCTACGTGGACGCCTATGCCGGGGGGCTCACCCACCAGGCGCGCCACGAGGGGTTCACGATCGCCGACGCGCTGTTGGGTACCGTGAAAACGTGGGACCCCTGGCGCCCATTGGACCCGAGCGACGCCCGCGTGATGGGGGGAGCCTCCCTGGACTCCCTCCTTCTTTCAGCCGCCGGCCTCGCCCGTGACCTCGCGCAGACGCTCGCTACACGGATCGCCGAGTCCGTGGCCCGGGCGGTGCGCGACCGCCCGGCGTACGCGGTGGGGGCGCGGGTTCGACAGCTCCTCTCCTCCGCCGCCCAAGCCGAGCTGGTGGCGACGACCGAGGCCGCACGGGCTCAGTCAGCCGCCGCCGCCGACGCCCTTGGTATGTCGGGGGTCCCATTCTTCGACTGGCTCACCGATGCCGACCCGTGCGCGGCCTGCGCCGAGCAGGCCGACGCCAATCCGCACCTGCGTGGCGCCCTCGTTCCACCCCTGCACCCCAACTGCCGCTGTAGCATCCGCCCAACTGCACTGTGAGGAGCGTGCCATGAGCACCGCTGCCATCCCCGCCGCTCAAGGCCCCATCACCTCCCTGGTCGGCCGCAGCGGCTTCTACCGCGGTTACGCCGCCTACGCCGCCGGGGCCGGTGTGGTCCGCCTGTGGTCGGGCCCCTCGGCCGGGGTGGGGACCATGCTCGACGCCCTGAGCTTCACCGCCGCGGGCACCGCCGAGTCGACTCTGGGCGGCGGCCAGCCCTGCCGCGGGCGCCAGTACCAGAACGGCATCTTCGTCGAGCTCGTCTCGGGCACCATGCCGACGGGGGCCATCGACTTCGACGGGCCCCACTCGTGAACCGCACCCAGCGGCGCCAACTCGAGCGCTCTGTGGGGCACCGGGGCTCCAAGGCCAAGCGCAGGGGACGCCCCCGGCCCGAGCGCGCGCCGGAGGGCCTCCCGCCCATCTTGGCCCCCGAGCTGCCCCCCGCTGTACAGGACCACATGGCGCGCCACGCCGCGCGCACCGCGGGCCTGCTCGTCCCTCCCTCCCCCCAAGAGCGCGAGGCGCTCGTCCGAAAGGGCCACACCGTGCCGAGTGAGTCAGGCCTGATCCTGCCGTGAGGATCATCGACAGCCCCACCGAGGGCAATCTTTTCGTCAATCCCAACGAGACGGCGGAGTGGGACATCACCGTGCACGGCAATGTGTCGGTGGCGATCCAGCCCGAGCCCGACTACGGCGTCGTCACCCACCTGTTCCTCATCCTGCGTGACGACGGGAACAACAACGAGCTGACCTTCGCCGACACGGTGCACCTCAACCGCCCGCTGGGGCCGCTCACCGTGGACGCCATGTACCTGCACCTGGCCTCCCTCGACGGTACGCACTGGTACCAGGACGCCCAGGTGGACACCGGGGGCTCCGCGGCCGTACCACCGGGCGGTGGGGGAGGAACCCAGGGGCCACCGGGACCTCCGGGCCCCCAGGGCATCCAAGGTGACCCCGGACCTCCCGGGCCACAGGGCGATGCTGGCCCCGAAGGCCCCGAGGGCGCCACCGGGGCAGATGGAGCGCCGGGACCCCCAGGGCTGGACTCCACTGTGCCCGGGCCTGTGGGCCCACAGGGGGAGACCGGACCGCCCGGCGCCGATGGCGTGCCGGGCCCTGCGGGAGCGGACTCGACCGTGCCGGGCCCCGAGGGCCCCCCTGGGCCTGCGGGGGTGGACGGCGCGGTGGGACCCGAGGGCCCCGCCGGCGCCGACAGCACGGTCCCGGGCCCGGTTGGTCCCCAGGGCCCCCAGGGCCCCCAGGGAGACACCGGCTCACCGGGCGCAGATTCGACCGTGGCCGGTCCACAAGGCGACCCCGGCCCCGCTGGCGACACCGGCCCGGCCGGGCCCCCGGGCCAGGACTCGGTGGTGCCGGGGCCTGCTGGACCCGCTGGCCCTCTGGGACCACAAGGTGATCCCGGTCCGGAGGGACCAACGGGAGAAATGGGCATCCAAGGCGATCCCGGCCCAGCTGGCCCGGCCGGGGCAGACTCCACCGTGCCCGGACCTGCGGGCGCTGACGGCCCACCGGGACCCCAGGGCGAGCCCGGCCCCGCGGGTCCGGCCGGTGCCGACTCGACGGTGCCGGGGCCTGCCGGACCACAAGGTGACCCCGGGCCGCCGGGCGCGGACAGCACCGTGGCCGGTCCCATGGGGCCACAGGGTGACGTGGGGCCTACGGGCGCAACCGGACCTCCGGGCGCGGACTCAACCGTCGCAGGCCCTCCTGGCGCCGACGGGCCACCCGGCCCCGCGGGCCCTCCCGGCCCTGAGGGACCGACCGGTGCAGACTCCACCGTGCCTGGCCCCGCAGGGCCGCAGGGTGTGGCCGGACCGGCTGGCGCGGACTCCACGGTGCCCGGCCCTGCCGGACCGCAGGGCCTCCAAGGCGATCCCGGGCCTGCCGGGCCGCAGGGACCGCCCGGGCCGGGCTACCAGGCCAACGTCGACGTGCAGGCGTACACCACGCCGGGCAGTTTCACCTGGACCAAGCCCGCCAACATCACCATCGTCCACCTGATGTGCCAGGGGGCCGGTGGCGGCGGCGAGAGCGGGCAGTCCTCACCGGCCAACACCGTGGCGAACGGCGGGGGCGCGGGTTCGGCCGGTGGCTATACCGAGGCGCCGTACCTCTCGGCCGACATGTTCCCGGCCACCCTGACCATCGCGGTCCCGGCCGGTGCGCCCGGCGGGGCCTCGCCCGCGACCGGCCAGAACCCCGGGCAGACCACCCCGGGCGGGGCCTCGGCCACCGACGGCACCGGCAAGGTCTACTGCTTCGCCGGAAACGGTGGGGGTGGTAGCGGCGGCCAGCCCGGTGCCGCGGCCACCGACGCGGCCTTCGTCGGTGGCGTGGGCGGTCCGGGCGGTCAGAGCGGCGAGCTGGGCGGCAGCCCTCCCGAGACGACTGGCACCTACTCGGGCGGGGGCGGAGGCGGCGCGGCCGTCGACGACCTCGGTGACACCGACATAGGCGGCGCCGGTGGCGTTCCGGTCGTGTGGGGCTGGGAGCAGGGCCTCGGGGGCGAGGGCGGAGCCTCCAACGCCAACGGGACGGGCGACGACGGGGCGGACGGCACGGCAGGCGGAGGCGGAGGAGGGGGCGGGGGCAACAATGGCCGACCCTCGTTCCAGGCCGGGGCGGGCGGCAAGGGCGGAGACGGCTACGTCGTGGTGATCTCCTGGTGATCCGGCGCTGGTACGAGAACGGCCTGCTGATCCGCGAAGAGCGGGGCGAGGAGCTGGAGCTGCCGACCAGCGAGATCGCGGAGCCCTTGGCCGACACCGCCGCCCTTGGCCTGGTGAAATCGATGGAAGAGCACCGGGTGACGATCGGGGTGGCCTACCCCGCCAACCTGGCGGACGCCAAGATGGCGAAGGACGGGCACATCGACTTCGCCTCCAAGGATGTCGTCGAGCAGATCGCCTGGCGCTGGATGAAGGAGCGACAGCAGGTGGGGCTGCTCCACGAGAGCGGCACCGAGGGCCACGGCCTCGTCGTCGAATCAGGGATACACCGGGGGCCCGACTGGATCGTGAAGAATGCGGACGATAGCGAGACAGTGGTGAGCGATGGTGACTGGCTCTTGGGTGTCGAGTGGGACGAGCCCACCTGGCGCTGGATCAAGGCCAATCCCAGTGCGGGGTACTCACCTCAAGGTCGCGCCGGGCGCCGCGAACCGAGCGCCGAGGCGCTGGCCGCACTGAGGAGTCGCGATGGCTGACACCATGATCGAGGAGCTGACGGAGGAGACCGAGGCCGAGCGGGTGGACGCCGTGGCCGGGCCCGCCACCGGCATCCAGTTCCTCCTCCTCAAGGCAGAGTCGCCCGAGGGTGTGACAGAGCTCGAGGCGGCGCAGATCGCGGCGCACAGGGCTGGCGAAAAGATGTTCAAGCAGCAGCGCCACAACCCCTCCGGGCAATTCAGCGGCGAGACCGAGGGCGAGCGGCTGATCTCACGTGACGTGACGGCACGCACCACGGCAAAGCCCAGCGGCCACCTCGTCGGTCAGGTCCACACCGCGGCGGGGGGCGCCACCCACGCCGAGTCTGCACGGCGCTCCACCTCGTCGGGGCGGGTGGACACCGACCCCGAGCACGACCGCATCATGGAGGCGGGCGCCGGGCTCGAAGCCCCCGAAGAAGCCGGGGCGGCGGGGCGCGAGGCGAGCGAACTCCAAGGGGTGGTGACCAAGGCGGCCCACGAGCTCATCGGTCAGGCCTCCACCTTCGAGGAGCTGGCCCAGGCCTGGGTCGAGTTCCAGTACGCGACGTGGGAGAAGGCCAAGTACAGCGCCGAGGACAAGCGCAAGCTGATGAGCCAGGGCAAGGCCATCGCCAACGAGAGCGGCGACCCCTCCTACCCCATTGCCGACGAGGAGGACCTGCACAAGGCGATCAAGGCGGTGGGCCGTGGGGGCGGTTCCCACGACCGCATCCGCCGTTACATCATCCGCCGGGCCAAGGCCATGGGCAAGTCCGATGCGATCCCGGAGAACTGGACCTCGGGGGGGACCAAGGGCAAGGTCTCCAAGGCCATGGGCGACGTGTACCTCGCCATGGACCCCGAGAACTACCTCGACGACGTGGCCCAGGCCCAGGGCACCGCCGAGCCGACCGCAGCGACCCCCCATGCGCCCGCCGCCCCCGCGCCCGCAGTGGGCGGACCGCCCGGGAGCCCCGAGTGGGAGGGCGCCGACGCCGGGCTGCTCACCATCGCGGCCGAGAAGCTCGCCATCGTCTGCAACCTGCTCTGCGAGGCCAAGCAGCGCGAGTACAACGAGGTGATGGTCGGGCTCAGTGCCGACCAGGCCGATGTGGATGCCCTGTGCGAGGCCAAGTGCGCGGTGGACTGCGCCCTGGGCATCGTGGCCTCCCTCGCCTTCAAGGAGGGGGCGGAGGGCTACCAGCTGACCAAGGATTCACTGACCGAAACCGACGTGGAAGTCTTGCGGCGAGCCCTCTCGTTGCTCGAAAGTGGAGAGCTGACCGATACGTACCGCCAACCTGAGGAGGTGTGGGACTTGGGTACCCTCACGAAAGAAGACCTCGCCGACGTCGTTGGCGGGGCGGTCAAAGAAGGCATCAGCCAAGGGCTGAGCGCGGCCTTCGCCAAGATGAGCGAGACCGAGGCGCAGCCCGAGGAGGAGGCGCCGCCCAACCCACCGGGCTCCGCGCCACCTGAGCAGCCGCCGGTCGTGCCCTCGCCCCCGGCCCAGCCACCCGCCGAGGAACCGGCCACCGAGGAGGCCAAGAGCGAGTTCGCCATGCTCAAGGAGAGCCTCGACGGCTACTTCTCGGGCATCGACGAGCGCCTGGCCGCCATCGAGGGCCAGCCCCAGGCCGGTGGCCCCATGGTCGGCCCCCGCGGTGCGGGCTTCCGGCCGGGCCAGCCACCCCGCGGCACCCCCGACACCGGCGTGCCGCGCGAAATATCAGATCTCCGGAGCCAGATCCAAAAGGCGGAGGCGGACGGGAACACGATTCTCGAGACGCGCCTCCGCGAGGAGCTGGGACGAGAAGTGCTCTCCCGCGCATGGGCGGGTCAGGGGTATCCCGCGACCCAGAGCCGTGTCCGGGCGATGCAGTTCACCGAGAACGCCGCTCGCTAGGGCGGCATGACCGCCCGAGAGGGCGGAAAGGACACCAGCGATGGACGCAGCTCCGCTGTTCGACCTCGCTGCGGTAACAGACGAGACGCTGGGCGAATGGATGAAGGCCCAGACGGCCGGCATCTTCACGTCCACTGGCATCGTCGGGATCGACCTCACCGGGCTGATCTCGCTCGTGCCCGTCGTCACGCCGCTGCGAGATTCCCTCCCCCGCGTCACCCCGCCCACGGGCGCCAAGACGACGCAGTGGCGCGCCTTGCTCAACGTGAACGCCTCCCAGCCCAACGCCGCGGTGGCGCTGGACTACGCGGGCGCCCGCGTGCAGTTCTCAGAGCAGGACGTGTCGACCGCGTACACGGCGCTCGAACTGGTGACCACGATCACCCGAGACTCGGTGCAGGAGGCCCGCAGCTATGCGGACGCCCTGGCCATCGGCACGATGCAGAACCTCAACCAGGTGCTCATCTCCGAGGACATCAACCTGTTCTCGGGCCAGGCCTTCCCCCTGCCGACCATCGGGACCGTGACCCTCACCACGGCGAGCACCGGCGGCACGATCGCCAACTCCACGGCGATCCACGTCGGGGCGGCCGCGCGCTCCTCGGAGAATTACTTCTACGGGGGCTCCGGCGTGCAGTCCGCCGACGCCACGATCACCACGGGCACCTCGGGCTCGGGCACCAACACCGTCACGGCCTTCGTGCCCGCGGTCAAGGGTGCCGCCGCCTACGACTGGTTCGTGGGCCCCACCTCGGGTGGCCGCTTCTACTACACGACCACCACCACCAACACGGTGACGATCACGTTCCTGCCGACCTCCAACCAGCCGGTGCCCACCACCTTGGCCTTCTTGAGCACCACCGCTCCGGTGGGGCCCGGGCCTACGGCTGACACCAGCTACAACGCGATCTGGATGAACGGCATCTACGCACAGATCGTGGGGGACTACGGCGCCAACGCCATCGTGACGCCGGGCACCGGGACCAACTCGGGGGCGTACTTCAAGTCCAACGACGGCGCCGCCTTCACGGTGGTCTCCGCCGGCATCCAGCAGCTCGACGACCTCAACCTGGCGCTGTGGAACAACGCGCTCTTGAGCCCGACGCGCTACCTGATGGCGGCGCAGCAGGCCGCGGACATCACCACGATCCTCACGGCCTCGGGCCTGGCCTACACGGTGCTGCCCCCGACCGATGGGCAGGCTCGTGCCAACTTGGCGGCGGGCCAGTACGTGAAGTGGTACCTCAACAAGGCCGTGGGCGGCTCGCCCATCGCCATCGAGGTGCTGCCCCACATGCCCCCGGGGATGATCGTGGCGATCTCCGACACGATCCCCTACCCCGGCGCCAACATCGACCACCCCTTCAGCGTCAGGACTTTGGACGATTACTACGCTTTTGAATATGCCCCTAACTACGCACCAGGCGTACAGGGTGGCGGTCCTCGCAACGACGTAGCCGTCCGCTGTTTGGAGACGGCGGTCGTCCGGGCGCCTGTGACCTGCGGCGTGGTCTGCAACATCGCCCCGACCGAGCTGTAGTCGGGCACCCTCCTCGCCCATAGGAGCGAGGTCACTGGCCTGCCGGGCGGGGTCGGGGAGAGGCTGCTCTCCTGCCCCGGCCCCGCCTCGCGGGTGCCAAGATCGAGAGGAGAGCAATGTTCATCCAACAGATGCACCGGGAGCAGAAGGTGGTGACCGCACCCGACGGCCGGGCGCTCTACACCAACGTGGTGGTGCCCACCACCGACAACGAGCTGCTGGCCCACGACGACCGCGAGTACAAGACGGTGGGCAACGGGGTGTTCGAGGTGCCCGACGACCTGGGCGCCGAGCTGGTGGGCGGCCTGTTCCGAGAGGTGGGCGGGGCCGACTCGGCCGAGCACGTCCGCGCCCGGGTGGAGCTGGCGAACGCGGCCACGGTGCCGCCCAGTGCCTCCGCACCCGCCGCTGAGGCCGAGACGGCCGAGGGTGAGGGGGAGGAGCCCACCGAGGCGTCCGAGGAGCCTGAGGAGCCCACCGAGCCCCACGAGGCCAAGAAGGCGACGGCCACCAAGAAGGCGGCGAAGAAGGCCCCCGCCACCAAGAAGGCCCCGCCGCGGGCGTGACGTGCAGGTCATCTGCCCCTACGAGCCCGAGCCGCACTGGAAGACCGCGACCAGCCTGACCGAGCACATGCCCGTGGAGGTCAAGTTCATCGAACTGGGCCCCGACCCCCAGGCCTACTGGCGCCTCCTCTCGCGCATGTTCTACGCCGAGGTGGCCTTCATCAACGTCGAGCACGACATCGAGGTCCACGAGGGCGTGTACCCGGCCTTCAACTACTGCCCCGAGCCCTGGTGCACCTTCGCCTACCCCTGCTCGCGCGTGACCCCCGAGCTGCTAATGGCACCGGGCCGCGGCCTGCCGCCCCAATTCGCCCTGAAGATGAACCCCGGCCTCGACCACTACGTCTACACGGCCCTGGGGTGCTGTCGCTTCCGCGAGCCGCTGCTGCGCGACTGCCGCGAGCTGGTGGTGCGCCTGGGCGAGCGCACCGATGGCGCGCACGTCCCCGAGCACATGGTGGACCAGGCGCGGCACTGGAAGGGCCTCGACGCCCATATGTCGAGCGCCCTGCGCCAGCGCGGCTACGAGCCCCACGTCCACGGCACCGTCCTGCACCACCACGACTACCCCGCCGGGTGCGCCTGCGGGGACGACGCCTGCGTGGCGGTCTAGTGGTCGCCCCCTACACCCCGCCGCTGCTCGCCAACCCCGTCGTCAACCCGCGCGTCGGCGGCTTCGTCCGGGCTCAGCCCTACATCTCGATCAGCCAGTACCGCTACGCGCCCACGGCCATGGACACCGACTCGCTGATGACCGAGGGCAGCCCCACCCAGGCCGACCAGGACCAGAGCCTTGCCAACGTGGTGAACCGGGTGACCAGCTGGATGAACGGCAAGGTGTTCGGCTCCTCCCCCAGCGCCAAGGGGGCCTCGCTCTGCTGCTCTCAGACCACCGAGGACCTCTGGGTCTTCGAGCTCAAGGGCCAGTACAACCTGGAGTGCTCCTACACCCCGATCCTCCAGCTCGACGCGATCGCCATCGGCTCTGACCCCTCCAACGTGGTGGCGCTCGACCAGGTGAGCGCCTCCATGGCGCGCTTCGGGCACCGCACCATCTACGTGCCGGCGGTCTCCCAGGGCTTCTTGGGGGCCGGGCCTCAGCCCGCCCTGACCTTCAACCGGGTGGGGCCCGACGGCAAGACGTACTGCGTGTGGACGTACACCAACGGCTACCCGCACCTGGCCCTCCAGACCTCGGCCATGGCGGGGGCCGTGACGCTCACGGTGGTGCCCAATGGGCCGGGGACGAGCCTGCTGGGCGTCTACCCCTACACCACCTTCGTGATCGAGGACGGTGTGGACACCGAGAACGTCTCGGTGGTCGGGGTGACCAACAACGTCTTGCAGCTCGGCGCGCCGCTCAACTACGCCCATACCGTGCCGGCCCCGCCCGACTTCATCCCGGTCACCGCGCTGCCCGCCGACCTCCAGCAGGCGGCGATCTTCCTCACCACGGCCTTAATCAAGACCCGGGGCGACGCCTCTTTCACTCTTGACGGCGCGCTGGAGCCCAGGGGCATGGCGGTGCAGCGGAGCGCCTACGACGTCTCCTACGACATCCACAAGGCCTGCGAGCTCCTCGACAAGTACCGCATCCCCTCCAAATTCCGCTCGTGACCCTCATAGACCCGCTCACCGAGCTGACCTCCAACCGCTCGCTCGTGCGCCAGAAGATCGCGGCCTATCTCGAGCGCGGCCTGGCCGAGGGCGGGATCCTGTCGGCGGGCCGGGTCTTCGCCCACCCGCCCAAGCTGACCAAGCAGAGCGACCTCTACGACCTCGCCCTGCCGGGCCAGCCCGATGGCGCCGCCATCTTCTTGTACCTCACCGGCCAGGACGAGTACCGCATCGCGCTGGGCGGCGTGCCCAGTCGCACCGTCCCGGGCTCAGGCGGGCGCAAGGGCCGGGTCTACGCGCTGTCCCTGCTCTGCTACCTGTTCTGGAAGGGCCCCGAGGCCGAGGGGGCCGACGAAGCCAACGACGCCTTCATCGACTCGCTCACCAACTGGATCCAGGCCGACCGCAACGCGGGGACCCAGGCCACCACGCTCGGGGGCGACGGCTCGGGGGTCATCTTCTGCTGGGGGGAGGGGCCCAACCCCGGCTCCATCCCCGGCGGCAAGGATGTGACCGTGCATACTGCGTTCCCGAAGCACATTCGAGGCGAGGGAGTGATGGTCTTCAACATCGTCGACGTGAGCGTCATCGCGATCCTCCAGACCTGATGCCGTACCGCAAGCAGCCCGCGGTCTACACCTACCGCTGGGCCGGTGACTACACGGTGGGCCTCGGCCACCCCTATACGACGCCCGAGGGCCACGCCGCCCTGCTGGTGCCGGGCGAGGAGTTCACCCTCACCGAACCGTTCGACCACGAATTCGCCCTCCCCCGTGACCCAGAGCACGCCCCGCCCAAGGGATCAGCCCACGCGAGGCGGCGAGCGGGCAAGAATGAGCCACAGAGCCAGGAGAGCGAGCCAGAACCAGAGGCTTCCGAAGCTGAGGAGTCCGAGACAGAGGAGAGGCCCTCGTAATGGCCGTTGTTGATTACCTCACACAGCAATCGTGGTTCGGCGTCGCCAAGGAGACCACTCCGGGCACCCCGGTCACCACGCCGCAGTTCTTCGTGCCGATGCGGTCGCCCAAGCTCGCCCCCAAGCTCAAGTGGCTGCCCGACAACTCCATGCTGGGCAGCCCCTCGTTCACCAACGACCTGGTGCCGGGCAAGCGCTACGACGACTTCTCGATGAAGCACGGGCTCTACATGGACTCCATCGGCCACGAGCTCATGGCGATCCTGGGCGTGGACAACGTGACGGGGACGGGGCCCTACCACCACAAATTCCAGCTGTACAACAACCCGGTGGCCGGTGGGCAGCCCCCCAGCTACACGCTCGACTTCTTCGACGGCTACCAGATGCGCCAGCTGGCCGGCTCCAAGCTGAACACCCTGGAGCTGAACTGGAGCGCCGACGGCGAGGTGGAGGTCACCCCCAGCTGGATCTGCCAGCCCGAAGTCGACGTGGTGACGCCCGTCAACACCCCCTCGACCGCCCACTTCGTGCCCGGCTGGGACCTGGGGGTGACGATCAACTCGGTGGCCTCGGGGATCATGGTGAGCGGCTCGCTGACGATCAGCCGCAACGCTGAGCCGATCTTCGTCTCCGACGCCACCCAGGGCGCCCACCAGCTGTTCAGCGGTTACATCACCGTCAAGGGCAAGGCGAAGTTCCTCCTCGAATCGGGCACCATCAACTTCTTCGGCGCCACCGGCATGGCGCGGAGCCAGATGCCGGTGGTCTTCAACTTCACCGAGCCGGTGAGCGGCTCCACCCTCACCTTCACCATGAGCGCCTGCCAGTTCATGAATCCGACCAACGACCCGGGCCAGAAGTACGTGCAGGTGGACACCGAATTCGAGGGGGTGGGCAACACCACCGACGCCGTGTCGAGCTTCTCGCCCATCCAGGCCACTCTCACCATCCCCCAATCCACACCGTTCTAGGCCCTGCGGGGCGAAGGAGAGCAGATGCAGACGAGAGTGAACTTCCCCGACGGGACCTATGCGATCCTGCGCGAGAAGGTCAACGTGCGGGGCCGCAAGATCATGGAGCGCACCTCGATCCCCGCGCTCAAGGCCCTGCGGCGCATCCGGGCCGCCCGCAAGGCCGCCGAGGTCCAAGACGGCGACCTCACCTCCGAGCAGGAGATGATCAGCTACTCCGAGGCCGAGATCGAGGCCATGCAACGCTTCGAGATGGCCGGGGTGATCGCCATGCTGGCGCACTGGACGCGCGAGGACCCCCTGCCGCGGACCATCGACGAGCTGGAGGAGCTCGACCCCGACGTGTACGAGACCATCGCCACGGCGGTACGGCCCGAGCTGTGGAGCCTCATGGGTCGCCCGGCCGTGACGCCCGACGATGCGCTCGACGAGCAGGGCAGGCGTCTCGTGGATTCCCCTACTGGGCCCTCGAACGGCTCCGCCAACGGAAGCTCGCCGAGGGTAAGCCCGCTCGAGATCGTCCCAGTCTCCCCCCACCCCGAGACATCGACCGAGTCCTCCTCGACTGGTACCGAGAATTCCAGTTCCGAGGAGTCCACACCGGCCTCACCCACGAGCAGTACCTAGACGAGCCGGAGGAGTACGTCGACTGGTGCATCATTTTCTCCCGCCTGGACCAAGAGGTCGCCCTCGAGATGGCGAAGCGGCCCACCGAGGCCGAGGAGACCCCCATGTCCGATGAGGAGCGGATGCGCTACGAGGCAGGCCAGCGTGCCCGGGAGCCCAGGGGTCCGTGAGTGGGCACCTACTGGAAGGGCATCAGTGAGGACATAGAGACCCTCGGGCGCTCCAAGGTGCGCGTGCGCGCCGCGACCGAGGAGGCGGCGGTGGCCGGGGCCGCCATCGTGCGCGACGCCGCCAAGGTGAACATCCTCACGCGTTTCATGCAGCACACCGGCGACCTGGAGCGCTCGATGTACTCGGACCCCGTGGCGACGCCACTGGGGCCCAACGACTTCACCGCCCGGGCCTTCCCGCGCGGCTCGCGCACCTATGACACCAACGCCACGCCCTACGCGCGCATCCAGGAGCTGGGCGGCATCATCCACGCCCACAACAAGACCGGCCTGCTCTGGATCCAGGGCCCGCGCCCCGACGGCACCTGGGGTGTGTCGGCCGCGGTGCCCGAGGTCGAGCTGGAGGGCCGCTGGTACCTGCGCGACGCGGTGATCGAGTCGATCCCGGCCCTGCGTGAGCTGGCCGTGAGCTACTGGGCCGATGGGGTGGCCGGCTGATGGCCGACGAGCTCCCCCCCGTAGTCGCCCACTTCGAGGCGGAGTCCGAGGGCTACGACGAGACCGTCGACCACATCATCGAGCGCCTCGTCGAGCTGTCGGGCATGGAGGCCACGCCCACCGCCGAGCTGGAGGCGCCCGACTTCGACGAGGAGGTGGACCACCTGGCCGACCAGGTGGCCTACATCGACGGCCTGGTGGGCATCGCCCACGCCTACCTCGATGCCCCCGAGGTCGAGGCGCAGGTCGCCGCCATCAACGCGGGCCTCGACAACCTCTACGACCAGCTCTCCAAGTGGCCCGACATGGACGTCACCGTCGAGGAGCTCCAGCACCTGTTCGACCTCGTGCAGGGCCAGCTCGCGCTGTTCGAGAAGGGCTACAACCTCGCCGTCGGCATGACCGACGAGGAGGCGCAGGACAAGGCGGGCCTGCTGCTCGCCACCTTGGAGAAGCTCCAGCGCGACTGGGTCGTCACCGTCACCGTGATCGACAACCTGGCCGGGCTGCGCGACGCCGAGAGCCAGCTCAACACGTGGATCGCCAATACCCAGCGCGTGCTGGACATCCGTGGGCAGGCCACCACGGGGGGCCCGGGCGGCGGCGGGCTGTTCAGCCTCCCCGCGCTGCCTCCTGACCTCGCCGCGCTGACGGGCCCGGGCGCGAAGCCCGAGTACCCGAGTGGTGCCAACTGGGCGGCGCTGGCCGGCTTCGGCGCGGCGGGCCACCGCCTCGGCATCCCCTTCACCGGCGTGGGCCTCCCCGTGGCTGGCTTCGGCACCCTGGGCGGCCTGGCGGGCTTCGGGGCCGAGTCCATGCTCACCACCGCCGCGGGCCTGGGCGGCACGCTGCTCGGCGCGGGCATCGGCGCAGGCGCGCTCGCCTACGGGGCGGCGGGGACCGCGGCGGTGGGGATGGGCACCGACCTGGCGGGGATCGGCCAGGCGGCGGGCGACACCCGCAAGTACAACCAGGCGCTCAACAGCCTCAACCAGGCCATCGCGGTCTACGGCGCGGGCAGCACGGAGGCGGCGCACGCGCAGAACCAGCTCAACTACACGGTCAGCCAGTTCCCCGCCGCCGCTCAGGGCTCCATCGTGGCGCTGGGCCAAACCACCCAGCAGTTCCACACCATGTTCAACGCCGCGACCGGCGAGGCCGAGGCCAAGGGGGCCCAGATCCTCCAGGGCATCGTCACCATGGCCGAGAGCTTCCTGCCCACCATCGGCCACTTCGCCTCGCAGAACATGACGATCATCCAGGGCGCCCTCGGGCCGCTCGAGATGTGGATGAAGGGCCCTGGCCTCACGATCTTCACCCAGCTCGAAGCGCAATTCCAGGCGCACCTGCCCGCGGCCATGACCGTCTTCACCCAGGGCCTCGAGCTGATGATCCGCCTGCTGGGCTTCCTCTCGCCCCTGACCGGCCACATCATCGACGACCTCGCCAAGTGGGCGACGGAGCTGAACAACCAGGACTACTCCAAGCTCACCGGCGGCATCAGCACCGCCATCGGGGCCTTCCAGTCCCTGTGGGGCCTCATCAAGGCGGTGGGCACGGCCATCTACGAGCTGTTCACCCACGACGCCGGTACCGGCAAGTCCGTCATCGACAGCATCACCGGCATGGTCAACCAGTTCAACAACTGGGCCAAGACGGTGGCCGGCGGGGACCAGCTGCACAACCTGCTCGAGGCCCACAAGAACGAGCTGCTGGCGATCATCGGCATCATCCCCCACCTCGTCGCCGCCTTCGGCC